CTGGATCGGAAAGCCGTCACCCAGGATCGCTGCGGGTGCGCTGGCTGGAACCGTCACCCACAACGGCTATCGCCACATCAAGGTCGGAGATCGCTACTTCAAGGCTCACCGGCTGGCTTGGTTGTGCTCCACCGGCTTGTGGCCGGCTGATCAGATCGACCACATCAACGGCGACCGCGATGACAACCGAATTGCCAACCTCCGCGCCGCGACCCGGTCACTGAACATGCAGAACCTGAAGGCGGCTTCCGCCGGAAAGCGGTCCTGCACTTACCTCGGCGTGCACCAGTTGAAGGGCAGCCGGCGGTTCTATGCGCGCATCCGCATCCAGGGCAGGAGTCGTTCCCTGGGCACATTCACCACGGCCGAAGCGGCGTTTGCTGCCTATGTCGAAGCCAAGCGCCAGCATCACGCTGGCTGCACGATCTGAGGCGACTCGACCATGCCAATCAAGCTGTTCAACCTGTGCCTGCTGCTGGGCTGGATGATGGTGCTGGCCGGCGGGGTGGTGATCCATCCGGGCTGGGGCATCGCCATTGCCGGCGCGCTGCTGCTGCTGCTGACGCTGGCCTCGGCCTACCTGGCCGGCCTGCACGAGTCCACCAAGGCCAAGACGGCAGCCGGCAAGACCGGCGAGGCGGCCTGATGTTCGTCACCCAGCTCTCGGCTTCGGCGGAGAAAGTCGACCGCGGGCCCGGCAGCGACTTCTGGTTCATGCCGCTGCAGCCCCGCACGGCTTCTGGAATCGCCGTCGGCCCGAAAGAGGCGCTGGCGCTGAGTGCTGTGTTCGTGTGCGTGAAGGTCCTGGCCGAGTCGTTCGCCGTGATGCCGTTCGAGCTGTTCCGCAACAGGCTGGACGGCAACACCCGAACCGAAGATCGGGTGCACTGGCTGTACCGGCTGTTCAGCCGCCGGCCGAACCGCTTCCAGAACCCCTTCGAGTGGCGCCTGATGGTGCAGGGTCACCTCGCGCTGCGCGGCAACGCCTACAACCAGATCACCAGCAACAACCGCGGCGAGATCACCGAGTTGCTGCCGCTGCACCCCGACCGCATGGCGGTGGAAATGGTCAACGGCGGCGAGGACTACCGCTACGCCTACACCACGCAGGACGGTCGCAAGCTGTACTACACGCGCGGCGAGATCTGGCACCTGCGCGGGCTGAGCGACGACGGGATCATGGGGCTGAGCCCGCTGGAGCTGGGTCGCGAGTCGATCGGCGAAGGCCTCGCCATGCAGGCCTACTCGTCGCGTTTCTTCGGCAACGACGCGCGGCCGCCGGGCTGGATCGAGAACCCGGGCCAGTGGAAGGACGAGGACACGAAGCGCAAGTGGCGCGACAGCTGGCAGCGGCTGCACAGCGGCGCCAACCGCGGCAAGGTGGCCGTGCTGGAGCGCGGCATGAAGTACCACGAGCTGGGGCTGAAGAACACCGACACCCAGTTCATCGAGGGCCGAGGCCTGAAGGTGGCGGACATCTGCCGGATGTTCAGGGTGCCGCCGCACATGGCCGGCGACCTGTCGCGTTCCACGAACAACAACATCGAGCACCAGTCGATCGAGTTCTGGACCGGCACCATGCTCCCTTACGCCGAGCTGTGGGAAGCCAGCATCGAATACAGCCTGCTGGGCCAAGGCCTGCCGGGCGCCGATGACCTGCTGGAACCTGAGTTCGACATGGACCGGATGATGCGCGGCGACGCTGCGGCCCGGTCGGCCTACTACGCCAGCCGCACCCAGTGGGGCAGCATGATGCCGAACGAGGTGCGCGAGCGCGAAGGCGACCAGCCGCTGCCTTGGCTGAACCACACCATGCGGCCGGTCAACATGGTGCGCGTGGACGCGAGCGGCGATCGCATCGCCTCGCAGCCACAGCAGCAGGGCGGCCAGCAGCAGGATCCGCAGCAGGGCGGCCAGCAGGGCCAGGCCAGCCGTTCGCAGAACGCAGCCGCAGCCGGCGCGGCAGTGGCCAGCCGCTGGCGCCAGGTCGTCACCGGCAACGCGCAGCGCATGGCGCGCCGCCTGGCCGCCGGGCAGTCGGTGTCGCCCGAGGTCCTGGCCGATGCGCTGGCGATCGACGAAGCCACCGCCGAAGGCTTCCTGCAGCTGGACCTGTCCGGCTTCACCGAGAACGAACTGGCCGCGTCGCTGGCCGATCTTGCCCTGAAGGACACCCCATGAAGCTTCCGTACTTCCTCGCCTACTGCCTGCGCACCCCGTGGGCGATGGATCCGTCGGCCATGGCCACCTATGCGGCGATCCTGGCCCGGGCCTACGGCGCCAAGGCCCTGGGCGGCATTGCGGCCGGCATTGACGACGACCGCGTCGACGCCAGCCAGCGCCAGCCCAAGGCTGCCCGCGGCGACGGGCAGCGCGCCGGCGGCGGCAACATCGCCGTGATCCCGGTGTTCGGCCCCATCGTGCAGCGTGCGTCGCAGCTCGGCATGTGCGAAGCCGGTACCGGCGCCGAAGAGATCGGTGCGGCCCTCGATGCAGCCCTGGCCGACTCGTCGGTCAGCGACATCCTGATGCGCTTCGACACGCCGGGCGGTGCGGTGTTCGGCGTGCAGGAGCTGGGCGACAAGATCCGGGCGGCCCGGGCGCAGAAGCCGGTTGTGGGCATCGCCGACAGCATGGCTGCCTCGGCTGGCTACTGGCTGCTGTCGCAGTGCAGCGAGGCCTACATCACGCCCGGCGGCATGGTTGGCAGCATCGGCGTCTACACCGCGCACCAGAGCATCGCCGACGCGCTGAAGAACGATGGCGTGGCCATCACGCTGATCAGCGCCGGGAAGTACAAGACCGAGGGCAACCCTTTCGAGCCGCTGGGCGAAGAGGCCCGCGCCGAGACCCAGGCCATGGTCGACACCTACTACAAGGCCTTCACCAGCGCCGTCGCCAAGGGCCGCGGCGTGCCTGTCGACCAGGTGCGCAGCGACATGGGCGAGGGCCGCATGCTGCTGGCGGACGCCGCGGTCAAGGCCGGCATGGTCGACGGCGTGCGCACCTTCGCCGACGTCATCGCAGGCATGCGCAAGAACGGCCGCCAGGGATCCGCGCGGGCCGCCTCTTTCGCGCAGGCCCAGGCCGACATCGCCGCCCTGAGCAGCTGACGCCACCGAGCAAGGGCTGAGCACGGCCCACCCGCAGCCAGGCCCGTCGGCCTGACGGCGCGGCCCCTTCGGGCCGTTGTGCACCACCCGTAGCCCGCCATGCGCGGGCATCTTCGTTTCTGGCCGCCTCCGGGCGGCTTTCTCGTTTCCGGAGCCATCCCATGAAGACCTCTCGCTTCTCTCTCCTGACCGTGGCCGCCATCGCGCTGGCCGCTGTCGCCGGCGGCGCCATCGCCGCACCCGACGTGCTGCTGCAGGCCTGGGCCTTCGTCAGCGACCCGACCGTGGCCGGCGGCGCGCTGCTGGCCTGGGGCCCGGTCGTGCGCAACCTGCAGGCCCAGCAGGCCACCGCGATCGACGGCATGCAGCGCCTCGCCGCCATCCTGGGCGAGCGCGACCACACGCCCGAGGAAAAGGCGCAGTACGAGACGTTCAAGGCCAGCGCGGCCAGCCTGAAGGACCGCATCGGCGTGGCCATGGAAGCCGAAGCCGCCGGCGCCGGCCTGGCACCGGTCGATCCGAGCGCACAGGCTGGCAGCCCGGCTGCCGGCGCGCCCGGTCGCGGTGAAGGGGCCGTCACCCTGCCGGCCGGCTCGCGCATCGAGACCCAGGAGAACATCGACGGCGACCCGCAGCGCGGCTTCCGGTCGATGGGCGAGTTCCTGATGGCCATCCGCGGCGCAGCGGTCAACGTGCGCACCGGCCAGGGCATGGACCGCCGCCTGGTGGCCCTGTACCGCGGCGAGCCGCAGGCCGCCGCGCCGTCGACCTACGGCAACGAGGGTTCCGGCGCCGACGGCGGCTTCCTGGTGCCCCCGACCTACAGCACCAACATCTTCAAGCTGTCGCTGGAAGAGCAGGCGCTGCTGCCGATGACCGACGGCATGCCCATCGAGGGCAACGCCATGTCGCTGCCGAAGGACGAGACCACGCCCTGGGGCAGCAACGGCGTGCGCGCCTACTGGCAGGCCGAGGCCAGCGCCGGCCAGCAGACCAAGCCGATCTTCGGCCGCGCTGACTTCCGGCTGAAGAAGCTGCTGGCGCTGGTGCCCATCACCGACGAGCTGCTGGCCGATGCCACCGCCCTGGGTGCGTACTTCGAGCCCGCCGCAGCCCGCAGCATCCGCTGGAAGACCGACGAGGCGCTGTGCTTCGGAACCGGTGCCGGTGTGCCGCTCGGCGCGTTCGCCAGCCCGGCTCTGATCGTGGTTCCGAAGGACTCCGGTCAGGCCAGCAACACGCTGTCGACCACCAACCTGGCGAACATGATCGCTCGCCTGCCGGCGGGCAGCTACGGCAACTCGGTCTGGATGCTGAACAACGATGTGCTGCCGGCGCTGTTCACCCTGACCCTGGGCAACTACCCGATCTACCTGCCTGCGGGCAGCCCGGTCGGTGCGCTGCAAGGCTCGCCCTACGGCACGCTGCTGGGCCGGCCGATCGTGGTCACCCAGCACGCCAAGAGCTTCAGCAGCCAGGGCGACGTGATGCTGGCCGACTGGCGCCAGTACCAGTCGGTGACGAAGGCGGGCGGCATCCAGACGGCGACGTCGATGCACCTGTACTTCGACGCCGACGCCATGGCGTTCCGCAGCACGTTCCGCGTGGACGGCGCGCCCAAGATGACCGCGCCGATCTCGCCGGCCAACGGCAGCAACACCCTGTCGCCCTTCGTGGTGCTGCAGGCCCGCTGATCAGCGCTGATCGGTTCAACGCCCAGCCCGCAGGGGCTGGGCCAGTCCCCCATCTTCAGGAGCTCATTCCATGAATCCCAACGTCAAGTTCTCCGAGGCTCACTCGATCCTGGCCACCTTGGACCCGGTCAGTCAGGGCGCTGCCACCGTTACCACCGGCTGGGTCTCGATGGCCTACTTCCACAGCCTCGTGGCCATCATCCAGACCGGCGTGCTCGGCGCGTCCGCCACGCTGGATGCCAAGCTGCAGCAGGCCACGTCGTCGGGTGGTGCCGGCGCGAAGGACATCACCGGCAAGGCCCTGACCCAGATCGTGAAGGCCAGTGGCGACAGCAAGCAGGCGCTGATCGAGCTGCGTGACACCGACCTGGACGTCAACAACGGCTTCACCTTCGTGCGCCTGTCGGTGACCGTGGGCACGGCCGCGTCGCTGATCAACGCGATGCTGATCGGCTTCAACCCGCTGTACCAGTCGGCCGCCTCCTACAACCAGGCCGGCGTCGCGCAGATCGTCGGCTGATCGCCGGCGGTCAACGCACATGGGCCCGGCGCGTGAGCGCTGGGCCCTGCACCCAACACCCACAAGGAACGTGCCATGAAGCAGGTCCGCATCCTGAACACCTTCTACGACGCCGGCCTGCCGAAGTACCTGGCCGGCCAGCTGTACCCCGTCGACGACGACACCCTGCGCCAGGTTGCCAAGGGCAACGGCGAGGAAGTCGACGAGCCCACCGAGGCCGAGCTGCAGGCCAAGGCCGAAGCCGAGGCCATGGCGCAGCAGCAGGCCGCTGCGGAAGCGGCTGCCCGCGAGCAGGCCGAAGCCGAAGCGAAAGCCCAGGGCGAAGCCGAGGCCGCCGCCAAGGCGCAGCAGCAGGCCGCTGCGGAAGCGGCTGCCCGCGAGCAGGCCGAAGCCGAAGCGAAAGCCCAGGGCGAAGCCGAGGCCGCCGCCAAGGCGCAGCAGCAGGCCGCTGCGGAAGCGGCTGCCCGCGAGCAGGCCGAAGCCGAAGCGAAAGCCCAGGGCGAAGCCGAGGCCGCCGCCAAGGCGCAGCAGCAGGCCGCTGCGGAAGCGGCTGCCCGC